GGCACGGCAACGAGGTCGAGAAGCGCACCTTCTGCTTCGCCGAGTGTCGCAACGTGGTGACCCCGGGTGAGGACTGGATCATCGTGCTCGATGCAGACGACGTGCTCACCGACGTTCCCGACGACACGAGGATGCGCCTCGAGCTGACCGAGATGGACGTCGCAGAGGTGCTGCTGTGGGACCGCGAGACGTGGATCAAGGATGAGACCGCCGCCGCCGCACGCGAGCTGGCGCTGGCTCCACACTCGGTGCAGAAGCAGCGGCGCATCTTCCGCGCGGCCGATCAGATCGACGTGGTCGGAGCGCACTTCTGCTACCGGGCTCGCCAGGACGATGAGATCAAGTGGTACTGGGGCACGGATGACCACGGCCTTGCGCCGGCCCTGCGCCTGCACGAGGTGCGCATCGAGCACCGCACCAAGCACCGCGACCTGTGGCGCAGGCAGCAGGCCAAGGACTACTACGAGCGCCGCAACGCGCTGAAGATCGAGACAGTCGGCGCGCGCCTCATGGAGAACGACGCCGGCGAGGTGGTGAGAGTTGCCTAGCTGGCGTGACTTCTTCCGCTCTCAGCCCGTGGACTCGGCTGAGCAGCGCGCGATGGACTTCGGACGTGAGGATCTCATTCCGCTCCCGGGTGCCAACTTCGCAACGTGGACGGGCATGTACCTGCAGGACGATCAGGCCGCCGGCCTGCCGAGCGTCGGCGCGGCCATTCGCCTGATCTCCGAGACCATCGGCTCCCTGCCGTGCCTGGTCTATGCGGGCTCCGGGCCCGACCGCCAGAAGGCGACGGAAACGCTGCAGTGGGACCTGCTGCACGAGCGCCCGTCGCTCGATGCGACTCCGTTCGACCTGTTCCAGGACATCTCCGCGTGCATCGAGACGCGCGGCAACGCCTTCGTGCAGAAGATCCGCGACAACCGCGGCCGCGTGACCGAGTTGGTGGTGATCGACCCGGATGCTGTGCGCGTGTACCGCGACGCGGACACCCGCGAGAAGAAGTTCGACATCCAGGCCGGCGGCGACCGCTACGTGGGTCTCACGCAGACCGACATCCTGCACGTGCGCGGGATGACGCTGCGCGGCGGCATCCGCGGCATCTCCCCCATCGAGCTGCACCGCAACAGCATCTCGATGGCATACGCGGTGCAGGAGTACGTGGGCCGCTACTTCCAGAACGACGCTACCCCCGGCATGGTCATCAAGATCCCGGGGAGCCTCAGCAACCAGCAGGCGAGGCAGATCCTCGAGGTGTGGAGCGCCAATCACGCAGGGCTTCGCAACGCCCACCGCCCGAGCGTGCTCGCCGGCGGCGCGGAGCTCGATCAGGTGCGCGTGAACCTGCGCGACACCACCGCGATCGACGCGCAGAAGTTCAGCGTGTTCGAGGTGGCCCGGATGTTCAACATCCCGCCGACGCTGCTCGGAGCCTACGAGTCGACATTCCGCCCGACTGCCGACGAGGCCGCGGCGTTCCTCAAGTTCTGCCTGGGCCCGCGCCTCGCGCGTATCCAGTCGGCGCTGCGCGCTGACGCCGACCTGTTCGGCGGCACCGATCTGTATCCCGAGTTCAAGGTGGACGCACTGCTTCGCAGCGACACCGCGGAGCGCTACACCGCATACGTGGCCGCGCGCCAGGCCGGATGGCTCAGCGCGAACGAGATCCGCGAGCTCGAGAACTACCCCGCCGTGCCCGATGGCGACAACGTGCAGCAGACGCCCGTCGGCGGGGCCCCTAACCCGACCCCAGAGAGCTAATGCCCTGGCACATCGAGACAGATAACCCGGACTGCGCGGGAGGCTTCGCCGTGGTCAAGGACGAGGACGGCGAGGTCGTGGGCTGCCACGAGACCGAGGCGTCCGCCGCTGACCAGATCACGGCGCTCAACATCGCAGAGGCCGAGGACCGCGGTCCCTACGGCGTGAACCTCACCGTCAATCAGGAGACGCAGTCGGCCGCTGCACGCGGCCTGCGCCTGCACGAGGCGGGCAAGAGCGGCGACGGTCTCGTGCCGGCCACCGTGCGCGACGCGGTGCGCATGGCGCGCCGTGAGGAGCTGTCAGAGGACAAGGTGCGCCGCATGCCCGCGTGGTTCGCCCGGCACGAGGGCGACTGGACCCGGGGCACCGATGACCAGCCGGGTGATGAGACCCCCGGGTACGTGGCGTGGCTTCTGTGGGGTGGAGACCCCGGGCGCGCCTGGGCAGACAGGAAGGTCGCCGAGCTTGATCGGGCAGCGGCCGAGGAGGATCGCGCGATGAGCGAGACGCGCAACGGCGAGGAGTACGTCAACCTGACTCCGCGCCAGAAGGCACTCGCCGAGAAGTACGAGAAGGTGACCGAGCACTTCGGCCTGTTCGATCAGTCGATCGGCCCCGACGGCGCTCACTACACGGTCGCCGACGACAACCCCTTCGTCGATGAGGGCATGGCCTGCGTCAACTGCGTCGCGTTTCGCGGCGGCGGGGCGTGCGAGTGGGTGCAGGGCGAGATCCAGCCACAGGGCCTGTGCAAGCTGTGGGTCATCGCTGCCGACAAGCTAGCCGGCGTCGAGCCGCAGCCTGTCCCGGACTACCCCGTTGAGGACGAGGACGAAGGCGACTCTGACGAGCTGCAGCTGATGGGCTCTGACGCCGAGGAGATGTCGATGCCTGAGATCCGCATCGAGCGCGCCGCGCCACTGGCGCGTGCCAAGTGGGATGACTCCGGTGCCGGCGTCAACCTCAAGACCATTCGCGGCTATGCGTCGGTGTTCGACAGCCTGAGCACCGACCTTGGCGGCTTCCGCGAGATCGTCGCGCCTGGTGCGTTCACCCGGGCGCTCGCCAAGAACCCTGACCTCAGGCTCCTCTACAACCACAACGCCGAGGCCGTGCTCGCTCGCAGCAGCTCGGGCTCGCTCGAGGTCGTCCAGGACGACACGGGCCTTCGCATCTGGGCGCGCGTGGACATGGAGGACCCCGACGTTGCGCGCGTCGTGCCGAAGATGATGCGCGGCGACGTCGATGAGATGAGTTTCGCGTTCACCGTCGAGGAGGACGAGTGGGACGTGAGCGGCGACTACCCGCTGCGCACGATCCGCTCGGTCGGTGAGCTGTTCGAGGTTTCGATCACCCCCTGGGGCGCGTACTCGGCCACCAAGGCCGAGGTGCTCGAGCGGGCCCGATCGGATGGTCGCGTGCTGATCGCACGGGCCACGCCCACCGTCGCGGAGCCTTCTCCGGGCGGCAGCGAGTCGCAGGTCGATGACCTGGGCATGGGCCGATCGCGTTCCGACGAGGGACGCATCCGGGCCGCCAAGTGGCGCGCCCGCCTTTCCCATCACAGACTGAACACGAGGTGACCAACATGAGCGACAAGCTCACTGAGGCTCGCTCCGCGCTCGTTGCCGCCGTCGAGGAGCTCGACGAGGCGACCGCTGCGCTGACTGAGCCTGCTGAGGGCACCGATCTCGACGAGCTCGAGGCGCGCTGCGCCGCTGCTGAGGTCGAGATCGAGCGCCGCAAGAAGATCGTCGACCGCATGGAGAAGGTGACCGAGGCCCGTGCCTCGCAGCCGGTCCTGGTCGAGGAGGACGACGTGCGCATCGAGGTCCGTAAGGAGGAGTCGATCTACCGCCCCGACGGGCAGCAGTCGTTCTTCCGTGACGTCATGCGCGCTCACTCGGGCGACGTCGAGGCGCGTGAGCGCCTGCACCGTCACTCGATGGAGTTGCGTGACGTGACCGCCGCTTCGGGCGGCGCGGGGTACATTCCCCCGGTGTACCTGTCCGAGTACGCCGCTCCCAAGGCGCGCGCCGGCGGCCCGCTGCTCGCGCAGCTGCCTAAGGCCCCGCTGCCTGACGCCGGGATGACCATCTCGGTGCCGCGCGTGACCACCGGCACGTCGGTGGCCGTGCAGACCGAGAACGGCTCGGTGAGCGAGACGGACTTCGTCTCCTCGCAGCTGAGCACCGCGGTGCGCACTATCGCCGGCCAGAGCGACGTCTCGGTGCAGTTCTTCGAGAGGTCGTTCCCGGGTGCCGACGTCGTCATCGCTGACGACCTCGCCCGTGCGTACACCACCGAGTTCGACCGCCAGCTCGTCAACGGCGCGTCGGCCTCCTCGGAGCACACCGGCCTGCTGAACGTCTCCTCGATCGGATCGGTGACCTTCACCAGCGCCACCCCGACCGCGGGTGACTTCCTCTCGCCGATCTACAAGGCGATCAGCACCGTGACCTCGAACTACTTCGAGGCCCCGACGCACATCGTCATGCACCCGCGCCGCGCTGCCTTCCTGGCTGCCGGCCAGAGCACGTCCACCCCGATCTTCCAGCAGGGTGGCCTGATGATGGCTTCCGGCGACCAGAACGAGGGCCTGGTCGGCTCGATCGCGGGCCTGCCGGTCATCGCGGACGCCAACGTCCCGACCACCCTCGGCACGGGCACCGACGAGGACGCGATCCTCGTCATCAACGCCCCGGCCCTGCGCGTGATGGAGGGTCAGCCCCGCTTCAAGGTGCACGAATCGGTCGGCTCGGGCACGCTTACGGTGCGCCTCTCCTACTACGGGTACTCCAGTTTCATGAGTGGCCGATACCCGGAGGCCATCTGCAAGATCACCGGCACGGGCCTCAACGAGACCCTGTAGCAGCTGATCTGACCGTGAACGGGCCCGTCACCTCATCCGAGGCGGCGGGTCCGTCGCGTTCCTGACACCAGGAGACCAGGTGAACGACCAACAGAAGTCCGACTACATCAAGTCCCTGCTCGAGGAGCGCCGCTACTGCGAGCGCTGGGGCGAGGACGACCGCGTGAAGGCGATCAACGCCGAGCTGCGCAAGGTGGGCCACGAGGCCGCCACGCCGGCCAAGCGTGCCGAGAGCCGTCCGCGCGCCACCAAGACGAAGAAGTCCGAGACGAGGTAGCTGATGCCCGCTGCTGCCTCGGACCTGTGCACTCTCGCCAACGTGCGCGAGACACTCGAGCTCCCGGCGTCCGACACGACGCGCGACAACCTGATCCAGTCGCTCATCAGCGACCTCTCCCAGGCGATCATGCGCGAGTACGACCGCGAGTTCGCCCCGGTCACCGCGGCGGCCACCAGGCGCTTCCAGGTGCCGGCGGGATCGCTTTACCTCGATCTGAACCCGTATGACCTGCGCACCGTCAGCAGCCTCACGATCAACCCCGAGGCCAGCGGCGGAACGGCTCTGACCACGACGACTGACTACCAGCTGATGCCCGTGAATAGCCCGCAGGGCCCGTACCAGGCGGTCAGGTTCAGCGCGCGCCTGACCAGCATCCACACCTCGCAGACCGCTCAGGACTACGGCTACACGCTCGTGGACATCGCCGGCGCGTGGGGCTTCGCTGCCGTGCCCGAGGACGTAAAGCGCGCCTGCGTGATCGCGGTGCAGTCGGCGCTCAGGCGCGATCTGACCGAGCTGGCGATCGCCGGCATCGAGGAGCCACAGATGATCGCGCCCGAGGGCCCCGCGACTCATTCCATTCCCGGCGCATCTCGTCGCCTTCTAGCCCCCTACAGGCGCACCGCAGGGGCCTTCTAGTGGCCACCAGCACCGCCCCGGCGTTCATAAACGCCCTGCACGACGCCCTGGCCGGCCGCGCTGGCCTGTCGGGCGTGCGCGTCAACTACGGGCCCGCGCTGCCCGACCCCGGCCGGGAGTCGCTGAACATCCTCGGCCTCGAGGGGTCACAGAACTGGGCGGGACTTGGCCAGCTGGCCAAGGAGGAGGTCTACACCGTCCAGGTGCTGATCCTCGTCATCCGCGAGGGCCAGCAGACCCAGCCCGCTGTTGAGCGGGCCTACGAGATCCTCGAGGAGCTCGAGAACGAGCTCCGCGAGACCAGCACGGCACCGACGATGGACAACACCGTTCGCGTCGCTTCCGTGGAAGACGTCAACCTCGAGGTGGGCGCGAGCGATCAGACGCGCTCTGCCCTCCTCACGATCGGCGTGCGCGTGCAAGCGCGCATCTAGGAGGACCGCCGTGAAGATCACCTACATGGGGCCGCACGATGGCGTCGACGTCCCGCTCGCCGACGGGCGGACTCTGACGGCGATGCGCGGCGAGCCCACCGCCTTCCCCGACCAGGTGGCCAAGAGCCTCCTGCGCAACGGGGAGTGGGAGGCGGCTGACCAGCCTGCCTCCAAGACCACCAAGAAGGCCACCAAGGCCGAGGAGGAATAGCCGATGGCTATCCGTTCAGGGCTGGCAGCCCAACTGGGCCTTGCCGAGTCCAGCACGTTTGGTACCTACCAGACGCCCACCCGCTTCCTCGAGTTCGTCGAGGAGTCGATCGAGTACCAGATCGAGCGCGTGGAGTCCCCTGGGCTCCGTGCCAACAACCGGGTGCTGCGCACCGACCGCTACGCGCCTGGTCAGAAGCGCGTCGAGGGCTCGATCACGCTTGAGCCCGCCACCAAGGGCTTCGGGCTCGTGCTCAAGCACGCGCTGGGCGCTGTGTCGATCACCACGCCGTCGGGTGCCACCAACGCCCGCCTGCACACCCACACCTTGGGCGACATCTTCGGCACGTCGCTGACGGTGCAGGTCGGCCGCCCGGACACCTCGGGCACCGTGCAGCCGTTCACCTACGTCGGCTGTCGCGCCGACACGCTCAGCTTTACCAGCTCAGTCGATGAGCTCCTCGTCGCCGAGCTCGGTCTGGTGGGTCAGGACCAGGTGACCTCTGAGTCCCTGGCGACGGCCACCTACCCCACCACGGGGTCTGCGGCCAGTTACGAGCAGTTCTACTGGACGCAGGGCACGATCTCGCTGGCCGGCTCGTCGGTGGCTGTGGTGACCGACTTCGAGATGGAGATCAACAACAACCTCAAGTCGGACCGCTACTTCCTGGGCGCGGCCACGATGAGCGAGCCCATCCTCGCCGGCATGACCGAGATCACCGGCACGGTGACGGTGGAGTTCCTCAACCTCACCGCGATGAACCGCTTCGTCAACAACACGCAAGCGGCCATCAACGCGAAGTGGACCGCCGCCACGGCGATCGAGAGCACGACCTACCCGTACCTCGAGATCGACATTCCCAAGGCGCGCTTCGACGGGCCTGCCAACCCGCAGGTCGGTGGCCCCGACGTGCTCACGCACGAGCTGCCGTTCAAGGTGATCTTCGACGGCACCAACGGGCCGATCACCGTCAACTACCAGACCTCGGACACCGCTTCCTAGTCATGGGACGTCGCAGCGCTCTCAGGAGCGCGACGACCGGCGGGACCCTGCGTGTCGAGGGTCTCGCCGCGCTTCAACGCGACCTCAACCGGGTCAACAAGACCGCCAAGGCAGAGGTCCGAGATGGACTGAAGGACGTCGGCGACATCGTGGCGCAGAAGGCACGGTTCATCGCCGCCGCAAAGGGGCTCCGCGGAAAGACCGGAGACCTCATCAGCAAGACCGTCCCGACGGTGCGCCAGCAGGGCGTGTTCGTCGAGGCCAAGGCCAAGAGGAAGTCCCCGAAGTACCCGAGCGGCTACCGCTACCCGGCCGTCTACGAGTACGGCCTCCGGCGTGGAAGGCCGTTCCTCGAGCCGGCGCTGGATCAGAGCAAGAACGAGGTCGAGCGTGCGATGGAGCACTGGCTCGACACGTTCCTGCGCAAGAACGACCTCTAACGG